AAATTTTGTTGATAATGTGATAGATGGTAATAATTCTACTGCAAAAGAAGATTTCGATAACGCGATAGCTTTAAAAGTTACTCAAGCTCTTGATGCTTCAAAGCAACAAATAGCTGGTAGCATTTTTAATCAGGAAACACAAGATGACTCAACACAAGAAGATGACGAAAGCTCAGCTTGATAAAAAAGAGGACATTGTAAAAGGTATGAAAAAGAACTTTAATCAATTTAGACAGCAGTATGGCGATAAAGCTAAAGAAGTTATGTACGCAACAGCTACTAAGCAAGCCATGGAAGAAGAGACAGAAGAAGTATATGTTGAGCACTGGTGTGCTAAGCACGTTTATCATGACGTGTTTGGAGAAGGTGTAGTTCTTGAAGGACAGCATGATGTTCCTGATGAGAAAGGATATATTTCTTGGTATACAGTTCAATTTGATCATGGCAACGAAACTGTATTTACAGAAGACGTTGAAATCATGCATGAAAGACATCATGGCCATATGATGAAGAAAAAGAAAAAAATGGCAGAAGAAGATGATGTTTTAGAAACAGAAGAAGAAATAGAAGAAGAACTAACTGGCAACCAGCATAAAATAGACGCTAACAAAAATGGCAAAATTGATGCTCAAGACTTTAAGTTGTTAAAAAAGATTAAGAAAGCTAGAGGATAATAGATGGCTGCTGCAACAGATAGAGGAACAAGTAAAGTATCAGCTGGTGATGCTAACGTATTAATGTGTCAAAAAAGGAATGTTGTAATACATTGCTTATCTAGTGCTGCTGATGGATCAGGAAATATATGTGCTAATGTTGCTGGTACAAGTAATGTATTATATAAAGCAGCTAACAATCATCCTTTACAATCATTTAACTTAGCTGGTGGATTTGGAGATGCATTAGCAATTACTGGAGTTACTTATTCGTTGACTGGAACAGCAACTGTAAGTAGAGAGTTTGATGGTAAAAAAGGTGATCATGCAAATCTTTTGATACTTAATTCAGGTCAAGGATCATTTGACTATGCAGGATATGCTATAGAATGTGGTAATGCTAATGTCAAAGTTAGATTTACAGGAACAACTCAAGGTTTTGTTACACTTGAATTAAGTAAAGGATCATCATTTGAAGATCCAGATTTACAACGTCTACAAGCTAGAGATAGGATACCATTCTAATGAAACTTATAACAGAAGTAAGTATAGACTCAGAAATAAGATATCTCGAAGAAGAAAATAACGGTAAGAAGAGTTATTATATTGAAGGTAAGTTTATGGGTTATGATGAACCCAATAAAAATGGTAGAATTTATCCTCGAGGAATAATGGAAAAGGAAGTTGGAAACTTCCAAGAACTTATTAGTGAAAAAAGATCACTTGGAGAATTAGGACATCCTCCTACTCCGACAGTAAATTTAGATAAAGTATCACATCTTATTACTAACTTAAAAGTAAATGAAGATGGTGCAGTCATGGGTAAAGCTAAGATACTTAGCACTCCTATGGGTAAGATAGCAGAAAATTTTATAACAGAAGGTGTACGTCTTGGTGTATCATCAAGAGGAGTTGGATCACTAAAAGATAAAGGTGGTATCAACGAAGTACAAGATGATTTTAAATTATCAACTGTTGATATAGTTTCTGATCCTTCAGCTCCTAATGCTTTTGTAAGAGGTATTATGGAAAATGCAGATTGGTTTTTAAACAATGGTGTTTGGGAACCAAGACATATTGAAGAAGCACAGAAAACTATTAGGAAAGCATCTAAGAAACAGCTTCAAGAAGCTAAGTTGCAGGTGTTTAAAAAGTTATTAAATATAATCAAGTAACATTTTTTTATAAATAGAATAAGTAACAAAATAATTAGGAGACAAAGAATGTCAGTCGAGTCAAAAATTCAAGAACTGCTTGAGGGTAATACCGAAGATCAAGAGCAGTTAACAGAGGCAGAGCACATGGCCAAAGCGCCACAAGATCTTTCTGCTGTGAGTGTTGGCAATGTTGGTCAAAAAACAGCTGCTGGCATGAAACAAGATACATCTAAAGCTGGTCAAGCAGCTAATAAAGGTGATACTAATGTATTGCCTAACTTAGGTAATTCGCCAAAACCAACTGTAGATGAATTTGACGAAGACGAAAAAAATCCAGGAGCTAAGTCAGCTGCTAAAATAATATATGCAAAGAACCCATCTTCTATTCAAACAAAGGGTGATGCTAAATCAGTTCAGATTCCTGGAGTAACAGCAAAATCAGGAGTATCCTCAATGACTGTACCAGCTAACGAGCAAAAAGAAGAAAAAGTTGAAGAATTAGAACAAGAAGAACTTGTTGAAGTTGATATCACAGAAGAACTTAACAGTATCTTTGGTGAAGATCTTTCAGAAGAGTTTAAGAAGAAAGCTACTTCAATCTTTGAAGCTGCAGTAATTGCTAGAGTAAACAATGAAATGGAAAAAGTTGTTTCTCAGTTAGAAGAGCAAAATACAACTCAGTTAGAAGAGTACAAAGAAGCATTAGTAGATAAAGTAGATAGTTATATGAATTATGTTGTAGAGCAGTGGATGCAAGAAAATCAGATAGCTATTGAAAATGGTTTAAGAACCGAAATCACAGAACAATTTATGACAGGTTTGAAATCTCTATTCACAGAGTCCTATATTGATGTTCCAGAAGACAAACTTGATGTGCTAGATGAGCTAGCTAATAAAGTAGAAAGTTTGACTGCTGAATTAGATGAAACAACTAATGACAATATTGAACTTACAAAGCATTTAGTTGAGCTTAAGAAAGGTTCAGTATTTGAAGAAGTAACTGAAGGTTTAGCTGACACTGAAAAAGAAAAGTTAGTAAAATTATGTGAAGGTGTAGACTTTGAAGACGAAGAGTCCTTTGCAGAAAAAGTATCAGTAATTAGAGAAAACTATTTCCCTAAAGATAAAGTTAAGTCAGCAGAACAAACATTAGTTGAAGAAACTGGAACAGGAGAACCTGAGCAACAAGAAGTTTCCAATAAAATGCAAGCATACTTAACAAGTATTTCGAGATCAAAGAAGTAATAAATAGTAACATTCTAACAATAAGGAGTAAGAAATGTATTTATCAGAAAGCTCAATGAAGAAATGGAGTCCAGTTTTGGATCACCCAGATCTTCCAAAGATTGAGGAATCTTACAGAAAGCAGGTCACTGCAGTTCTTCTCGAGAACCAAGAAAAGGCTCTTCAAGAAGAAAAGGACATGCTTACTGAAGCTGCTCCAGCTAACAACTCATTTGCAAGTGCAGGTGTAGACAGATATGATCCAATTCTTATTGGTCTTGTCCGTCGTGCTATGCCTAATCTTATTGCTTATGATATTGCTGGTGTACAACCAATGACAGGTCCAACTGGTCTTATTTTTGCAATGAGATCTCTATACGGCAACAACCGTACAGACGCTGGATACACAGAAGCACTATTCAATGAAGCTAATACTTCATTTGCAGCTGCTGCTCATAGTAAGTCTGGTAATGCTATTACCGACATTAACGGTGAGCCAGACTTTGAAGGTTCTAATCCAGTAGACGGAACCTATACTCAAGGTAATGCAATGACGACAGCCTTTGGTGAGGCCTTAGGTGATGCTGATGAAAATGCATTTGGTCAGATGTCATTCAGCATTGATAAGACAACTGTAACAGCAAGAACAAGAGCTCTTAAAGCTGAGTACACATTAGAACTCGCTCAAGACTTGAAAGCTGTTCATGGTCTTGATGCTGAGACAGAACTTTCAAATATTCTTTCTCAGGAAATTATGTTTGAAATCAATCGTGAAGTAGTTCGTAAGATCTACTTAGTTGCTAAGCCAGGTTCCCCAGATACAGCTGTTGCTGGAACATTTAACTTAGACGTAGATTCAAATGGTCGTTGGTCTGTTGAAAGATTCAAGGGTCTCTTATATAACATTGAAAGAGACTGTAACCACATTGGTCAAGACACAAGGCGTGGAAAGGGTAACTTCGTACTCTGCTCTTCTGACGTAGCTTCTGCTCTTGCAATGGCAGGCGTACTTGATTACGCTCCTGCACTTCAGCCTAACTTGAATGTGGATGACACAGGTAATACATTTGCTGGTGTTATTAATGGTAAGCTAAGAGTTTACATTGATCCATATTCTGCTAACCTTGGTGCTTCAAGTCAGTTCTACTTAGCTGGATATCGTGGAACTTCTCCATATGATGCTGGTATGTTCTACTGCCCATACGTTCCTCTACAGATGGTTCGTGCAGTTGATCCTCAGAGCTTCCAGCCTAAGATTGGCTTTAAGACTCGTTACGGCATGATTGCTAACCCATATGTTCTTTCTACCGATGGTGGAGTAGCTGACGGTGATGCATTTACAGCAGATCGTAACCAGTACTACAGACTTTCTAAAGTTGTAAACTTAATGTAAGATTTATTTCTTGCAGTTTTTAAGGGCTCCCTTGAGGAGCCCTTTTTTTTGTATAAATATAGCATGAGTTATCAAATAGACACATCAAATGTATTATCGAGTGTAAACACTTCTAACAAAGGAGTTGTTTATAACTATCTTCGTCCTAATGCATTTAAGTTTGTCATCAAAGATCTTCCTCACGTAGCATATACTTGTCAATCTGCAAACCTTCCTTCTGTTCAAAATGGATTTGCGTTACAACCGACACCTTTTGTTGACCTTCCTAGAATAGGTGATAAACTTAACTATGCTGAGTTTAATATCCGTTTT